GCCTCAAATAGCCGCGTGACGTTTGCTTATGCTGGCGTCTACAGCCTGACGTTCTCAATCCAGTTTGTGAACACTGACAGCCAGATCCACGACGTAAACGTCTGGCTCCGCAAGAATGACAGCGGCTCCTCGGGCGACGTGCCCGACAGCGACACGCGGTTGAGCGTTCAGCAGAAGCACGGCAGCATCGATGGCTACGGCCTGATGACCGTCAATTTCGTGCTGAAGGTTCTGGCCAACGACTACATCGAGATGATTTGGGCGACGACGAACACTGCGTTGTCGATCCAAACCGTGCCTGCTGGCACGTCGCCTGTCTCGCCTCAGATCCCTGGCGTCATCTTCACGGCGACGCAGGTCATGTATACGCAGGTCGGCCCCACAGGCCCGACGGGACCGACTGGGCCGACTGGTCCGACCGGAGATGCTGGTGTTAATGGCCCGACAGGCCCGACAGGACCGACGGGAGATGCGGGCGTCAATGGTCCCACGGGCCCGACTGGCCCGACAGGTCCGACCGGGCCGACTGGTGATGCTGGCGTTAATGGCCCGACAGGCCCCACGGGCCCGACAGGGCCTACGGGAGATGCCGGCGTCAATGGCCCCACGGGTCCGACAGGGCCTACGGGCGCTGCGTCTTCTGTGGCTGGTCCGACAGGTCCAACTGGGCCGACTGGTCCTGCTGGTAGCGTCAGCAATTCAACCGCGATAAAGTTCGCGATACTCTACGGTCTTTAAGGAGAGCGTAAATGGCTAACCCGAATATCGCCGCCGTAACTGGAATTTACGGCAACACGTCCACGACCGCTCTCTCGTCTACAAGCGCGACGAGCATCGTGAGCAATGCCTCTGCCAGCGGCAAGGTTTACAAGATTAACAGCCTGATCGTCGCTAACGTCGACGGCACGAACGCCGCTGACATCACGATCAATCTCTACAGCGCGGCTGCCCTGGGCGGTACGGCGACGGCGATCGCCTCGACGATCTCTGTGCCTGCTGACGCTTCGTTGATTATCATCGACAAGACGACGGCTATTTATCTCCTCGAGGACAAGTCCATCGGGGCGATTGCTGGCGCGGCGAACGATCTCGTCGTGACCTGCTCTTGGGAAGAGATCAACGCCTGATAGGAACTGGTCATGTCCCGGCGATACAAAGGCGGCGTAATCAGCGCAACCGCTCCCAGCGTCAACCCGCCGGGTAGCGGTGTTTGGACATTAAAGGACAAGTTTCAATCGAACCAGTTTATAACTTATGAGTATCTTGTTGTTGCTGGCGGCGGTGGCGGTGGTGCAACCAGAGCTGGCGGTGGGGGCGCCGGTGGTTATTTAACTGCCTCCAATAATACTGCTACTATTGGCTCTACGACTACTGTCACTGTTGGGGGCGGTGGCACCGGATGGGCTAATGGCAGTTCTGCCCCTGCGGGGGGCAATGGCACCAACTCGTCTTTCGGTAATGCAATAGCAATCGGTGGTGGATTGGGCGGTGGCCGTTCCCCCAGTCAGGGGGGGCAAGTTGGCGGCTCGGGCGGTGGTGGTCAGGGTGATGGTGGCGTCGCTGCTATTGGTGGTGCGGGGACTTCTGGGCAAGGCAATCAAGGCGGAACGTCTAGTGGGAATTTCGGCTGCGGCGGCGGTGGTGCTGGCGCTGCGGGTGCCGATGGCGGCTCGACTTCAACAACTGCCGGTGGCGTAGGTCTGCAATCTTCAATTTCAGGCTCGGCAACTTATTATGCGGGCGGCGGCGGCGGCGGAAACTACAATACCGGCAGCGGGGGCGCTGGCGGTAATGGCGGTGGAGGCGCTGGCGGGAATACTACCTCCCAAGCCGGAACAGCGGGCACTGCAAATACCGGCGGCGGCGGCGGCGGCGGCGCAGACAACGGAAGTGGCGGGAATGGCGGGTCTGGGGTCATAATTATTCGCTATTCTGAAAATGCACCAGCAGCAGCGGCTACTACAGGATCTCCGACGATTACTGTGTCTGGTGGGTATAGAATATATAAATGGACAAGTAGCGGCTCTATCACGTTCTGAGGTAAAAATGGCTCACTTTGCAGAACTTGATGAGAACAATGTCGTCTTGCGCGTCATTGTCGTGTCTAACGCTGACACGTCGGACGTGAATGGTGTTGAGCGCGAAGAAATTGGCGTAGCTTTTTGTCAGTCCCTATTCGGCAGTTCAACTAAGTGGAAGCAAACCAGTTATAATGGGAAATTCCGAAAGAACTATGCTGGGATTGGCTATTCATATGATGCAACTCGTGATGCTTTTATACCTCCAAAGGTATTCTCATCACTTGTTTTGAATGAACAGACCTGTCTGTGGGAAGCGCCTATTCCGTATCCCTCCGATGGGAAGAATTATGTCTGGGATGAGCACACACTTTCTTGGATTGAGGTGACGCCGTGAGTGAACGCTATCAAGCCGGGTTCATCACAAAAACAACCACGACCCCAACCGGCCCCGGTCAGGATGGTTTTGCTGGTGGCGTGTGGACTCTCGATCAAGCCATTGAGTACCAAAAGCAAGGTATTTGGCCTACGCAAGGGTTAATTAACCTTTTGGGCCTTCCGGCTGTTTTTCAATATTCAACCATCACGGCTGGGTCCGAAGCAGGCGCGACAAGGACTGCTGGCGTCACTGATACATTTTCTTGGGTAGTACCCTCTACAGTTACATCTATCAGTGCCGTTTGCATCGGTGGCGGCGGCGTAAACCCGTTTGGAAGTGGTTCAAGTGGAGCGGCTGGCACCAATACAACAGGCTACGGCAATGGCGGCGGTGGTGGGTCTGGCGGTGCCAGCGGCAACAATGGAAGTGAGTCCGCATCTCTTACAGGACAAAACGGTAAGGGTGGCGCTTATGGCGGCGGCGGCGGCGGCATTGGATACAATGTGAACTATGTCGCTCAATACAATCAGGCGATTGGGGGTCCAGGCTGCGTCCGTATCGTAATCGGCTCAAACTATTATCCGAGCGGAACATCAGAAAATACAAATGAGATAGTTTTGACCAGCAGCAGCACTTGGACGGTTCCTGCTGGCGTGACTTCTGTTTCGGTTGTTTGCGTCGGTGGCGGTGGCGGCGCGACAAGTACAACTAGCCAAGCGGGAGCTGGTGGCGGGTTGCGTTACTACAATAATCTCACAGTAACTCCGGGGTCTTCTATTAGCTATACCGTTGGCTCCGGAGGGACTGGTGGTTCTGATGGGACGTCAACTAACGGTGGAGATACGTGGTTTAACGGTACTAATACAGGTAATGCGTCCGTCTGGGCTGGTGGTGGTCAAAAGGGATCTTCTACCATTAACACTAATGCTACTGGAGGAACTGGCAGCACAATATCCGGCTCGATTGGAGGCGGGAATGGCGGCAATGGCGGAGACTCCGACACTGGGTCCGTTTATTCAGGGGGCGGCGGCGCAGGTGGATACACGGCGGCTGGCGGCGCGGGTGGTGACAATACTTCGTCTGGGTCAAGCAGTACCGGCGGCGGTGGTGGCGGCGGCAGGGGAAGTTATGCCGGTGGTGGCGTGGGGCTCTTCGGGTTGGGCGTAAATGGTGTTGGAGGTAATACTTCAAGCGGAACTAATTTTCCGTCCAGCAGCGGAACTGGGGGTTCAAGCGGCGTTATCAGCCAAGTTGGCGGGTCAGATAGCGCGCAGAACTCGGGAGGCACTATTGGCGCCTCATATGGGGGTGGGGGCGCCGTTTCCTCAAATGGTGGTATTGGCTCAATTCGCGTGATCTGGCCCGGTAACGCGCGCACATTCCCTTACATGGCGGGGAGGTAATCATGTTTGCCCGCATTAAGGACAATCAAATCACCGAGTATCCGCTCACTGAGTGGCACATTCGCCAGCGGATCAACTTCTTTGGCAGCGCGCCGAGCTTTGACGTGCTGCTTCCTTATGACTACATCCACGTTCAGGATGGCTCTCGTCCGTCGTTTGATCCAGAAACGCAAGAGCTTTCCGAAACGAAGCCCGTTATAGTCGATGGAAAGTGGACGAGGAATTGGGTCGCGGTATCCAAGCTCAACGAGCAAGAGCTTTCGGACTACAGTGATAAGCTTGCTCAAGAGCGAGTTGCTGCATTTGAGCGTGAACGTCAAAGCCGCATAGATGCTGCAAATGAGATCATCGCCAGATATAATGCTGGTGAGGTTGTTTATGCGTCGATCAGCCTTCAGGACTGGCAGGCTTACGCGCAGGCGCTTCAAGGTGTTCAGTACAATGAAAATGACCGCCTCATCGAGTGGCCTGTCGATCCCGCTGTCTTTCTGCTCTAACCAGAACTGAGATCAAAAATGAAGACGATCATTGCGGCATCTGGTGGCGTGGACAGCACATACGCTCTTTGGAAAACGCTGACATCGACGCAAGATGACGTGACCGCTGTCACGCTGAACTTCAACGGCATCACGCCAGAGATCAAACAGCAGTACGACGTTCGTGGCATATCGGGCATTAAGGGGTCTTCTCGTTCGGCTCGCGTCAGCCTCATCACCGATTGGCTGCGCCAGAACGTCCGCGAGTTCACGAGCGTGACAGTCAACGTCCTTCCCGACCTTATGGACAAGGGTCTGCCTAACAGCCCACAGACGATGCTGGTCAACTGGGCCGTTCCGAAGATAAATGCTGGCGAGGCTGACAAGATCGTCAGCTCGGCAGAGCGCGAGAACGACGGCTATGCCAACTGTGGCACGGTATCTGACCGCATGGGCGGTGCGGCAGCCGCCAAGTCCGTATTCGTACAAAAGGCCACGCGGGGCGAGATCGACTTCATGCTTCTTGATCCCGCTTACAGCCATGCCGTTGCTATGTCTGAGATGCCTGCGATCCTTGTGGATCTCACCCGCTCCTGCGACCGCAACATGGAGGCTCCATGCGGGGTTTGCCTGAAGTGCAGCAAGCGCAAGTTCTTTGCCGAGGCTTTGGCGTCTGGTAAGACCGCCGCTGAAGTTACTCAGTACGTAATCAACAAGAGCACGCCACAGCCGGGTCGCTGGCGGTCTATGAAACACTGGATCGCGGAAGAGGTGCCGACCTGCGACCGGCCTGCATCTAGCGAGACATGGGACATGCCTTCTTGGCCAACTTCTTACAAGGTGCCGTAAAAAAATAGGTGCGCGAATGGATGGGGAACTGAAGCCGAAGATCTGCGTTTATGCAATCAGCAAGAATGAAGAACAATTCGTAGAGAGGTTCTGCAAGTCGGCCAAAGAAGCCGACATGATCCTGATAGCCGACACCGGCTCGACGGACCAGACAGCCGAGGAGGCGCGCAAACATGGAGCGATTGTCCACGACATTTGCATCAGCCCTTGGCGGTTTGATCTCGCTCGTAATGCTGCTCTGTCTCTTATTCCCCGGACTATGGATATTTGCATTAGTCTGGATTTGGATGAACTTTTAGAGCCAGGCTGGAGGGAGGAGATCGAGCGTGTCTGGAAACTCGGAGAAACGACCCGCCTCCGGTATTACTTCGACTGGGGATGCGGCATCAAATTCAAATACGAGAAAATCCACGCACGGCACGGCTATCGTTGGCACCACCCGTGCCACGAATACCCCGTCCCTGATGGACGTATCTCGGAAGTTTGGGCTGACACAGATATGCTGCTCGTCAGTCATCATCCTGACCCGACAAAGTCCCGAGGCCAATATCTTGATCTGCTGAGGATCTCGATTGAGGAAGACCCTCACTGCCCACGCAACGCCTTCTACTACGCCCGCGAGCTTTCCTTCCATGCCCACTGGCGGCAGGCGATTGAGGAGTGCAAGCGGTATCTGGCGCTGCCTCGAGCCACATGGATGAATGAGCGGTGCTACGCCTACCGCGTCATGGGCAAATGCTATGAGGAGCTTGGCGATTGGTGGGAGGCCGAAAAGGCCTTCCACGCTGCCGCCGCAGAGGCGCCGAACACGCGCGAGCCTTGGTGCGAGCTGGCGATGCTGACATACAGGCAGCGGCGCTGGGAAGAGACGTTTGCCTTTTCAATGCGAGCCCTTAAAATCAAAGACAAGCAGTTGGTCTATACCTGCGATCCAGCGGTCTGGGGGCATTGGGCCCATGACCTCGCCAGCATCTCGGCCTGGCATCTCGGCATGAAAGACATAGCGATTGAACAGGCGAGACTTGCGTGCGAAAAGTCTCCAGACGACCAAAGGTTGGCTCTCAACCTCAAGTTTGTGATGGGGGAACTTGAGGAGGAAAATGGCGAAGCGGCATGACGGATCCCCAGATCATCTTCAATATCATCGTTGGTCTGGCCGCCTTCTTCGGCGGCTGGACGCTTAACACCATCACGAAGGCGATCGAGCGGCTTGATACCGACGTCCGCAAAATGCCTCTCGTTTATGTCACCAAAGACGACTACCGGCGCGACATAGACGAGATCAAGGACATCCTGAGCAAAATCTTCGACAGGCTTGAAGGCAAGGCTAACAAATGAGCCTTGATGTTGATCGCATCACGAAATCAGTCGGTGCGGTCACGGCTGTGTTCGCCATGATCGGGGGCGGCTACACGGCCTCAGATAAGCTTGGGCTATTCAGAAAGCCCATCCTTGAGTGGTCTCCAGAATACTTCAGCATCACCGACGGCCCGGCGAATGGCGAGTTCGCTGTCGTCGCCGCTAGAATAAAATACCGAGACGACTGCTCGGTCGAGCAGTTCTACCTTGAGGTCAGGGACGCTCGGTACATCGTTCACAAGGCGACGCCGTCTATCGCCAAGTTCTCTGGCCCAGCCACCGAAAAGATAGACAAGTTCGGGTACACGATCACGCTGGAAGAGCCTGCTCGAGTGGCTCCGGGTCGCGCTACCTTGCTGGCTCATATCAAGTACAAGTGCCCAGAGGGCGAAGTTCTGATGAACTACCCCGACCATGCGAACCTGACGTTCAACATCACAAAGTAGGAGACCAACATGCGGATGTCTGACGCAGGGATCGCCCTCATCAAGGAATTCGAAGGCTGCCGCCTGACGGCCTATAAATGCCCGGCTGGCGTCTGGACGATCGGCTATGGCCATACCAGCGCGGCGGGATCTCCCGAAGTGACGCCTGGCATGACGATCACCCAGCAGGAGGCTGAAGACATCCTGCGGCGGGATCTCGTGAAGTATGAGAACGGTGTTATCAAGCTTGTGAACGTCGACCTGACGCAGGGGCAGTTCGACGCCCTCGTCGACTTTGCCTACAACGCAGGCGTCGGCGCCTTGGGTAAGTCGACCCTCCTCAAGAAGGTGAACGAAGAGGAATTCGACGCCGTCCCGACTGAACTGATGAAGTGGACGAAGGCTGGAGGCCGCGAGCTTGCAGGCCTTGTTAGGCGCCGACGTGCTGAGGCTCGCCTGTGGCGTGGCATTGAGGCTCAAACGCCTGTCGATCACTCTGAGAGCCGCATAGAGCCTGACAAGCCTAAGCCGTCCAAGTCGATTACGCAGTCCAAGGAAGCTAACGCCGCGGTCGCCGCCGGCGGCCTTGGCACGATCGCCATCGTGCAAGAAATCATGCCAGTGGTGAAGGAAGGCGGCAGCATCCTGAGCGGCCTCAGCCCCACGGTGATCATCCTCCTCGTGATCATGCTGGCGGCTGCCGGCGTTTGGTACTGGCGCAAGAAGAGGCTCGACGAGGAGGGCGCATGATCGCATTTCTCTTCACGCCCATCGGGCGTTACGTCACGATCGGCGCCGTGATCCTTGTGGTTCTAGGCGCTGTTTATGTTAAGATAAGAGCCGACGCCGTGGCTGAAGTTCAAGCTAGGGCGACGGCTGATGCCCTCGGGAGAGTTCAGGATGCGGTTCGCGCTGGCGATAGTGCTGTTATCAGCCCTGAGCGGCTGCTCGAAACTGACGGGCATCGTCGAGACTAATTCTGCGGCCTGTTCTGTCTGGAAGGACATTTCTTGGTCGAAAAAAGACACGCCTCAGACCATCACTGAGGTCAAGGTTAACAACGCCCGCCGCGACGGGTTCTGCCGAGGGGCTAAATAATGGCCCAGAATATGACCTTTGCGTCCCTCCAGACGGACCTGCGCCGGTATCTTGAGCGTGGGTTCACGCTGGCGTCGGACGAGATCGTCTATGAACAGCTTCCGCGTTTAATCAATCTCGCCGAGCGTCGCATCGCTCGAGAGCTGAAGATTGAAGGCCTGATTAACGTCCTGACCGGCACGTTTCAGGCGGGCCTTGCTGTTTATCCGAAGCCCGACCGCTGGCGTTCGACGGTGAGCTTCAACTTCGGCGTTGGTGATCAGGGCGACGAGTACACGCAGCTCTATCCCCGCTCCTACGAATACGTCCGCAGCTACTGGCCTGACCGCACCCAGACTGGCGTGCCTGTCTTCTATGCCGAGTATGACTACAACAACTGGATCGTGGCTCCGACGCCTGACGCTGCGTATCCCTTCGAGGTTCTGGTTTACCAGCTCCTGCCGCTGCTCGACGACGCCAATCAGACGAACTGGCTGACGGACTACGCGCCGCAGGTTCTACTCTATGGCGCCCTTCTTGAGGCGACGCCGTTCCTGAAGAACGACGAGCGCATCCCCGTGTGGCAACAAATGTATGACCGAGCGGCGCAGGCCCTTAATGGCGAAGATCTCTCCAAGATCCTCGACCGTTCCGCCCGTCGGACGGAGGTATAAATGACGACCTATACTGAAGTCTTCGGCGGGACCAACATTTACCCGTCTGACGTTTCTTATCTGGCCTTCAACCTGACGTCATCTGACGTCGTGCTTGCATGGCCGACTGAGACGAACGCTCCGAACACTGTCGCTGATTACATTGCCGCCAGGATCATGAACGTCAACTCGACGGGATCCAGCCGCAAGGTTTATCTGCCGGAGGCCAATCAGGCGAGCGTCGGCGAGTGCTTCCTCTTCAACAACGTCGGTAATACGACGTTCACTGTCGTTGGCAGCACGGGCACGACCATCTGCTCTGTGGCGGCTGGGCAGCTTTGGCAGGTCTACATGACCGCCAACGCCACGGCTGCGGGTGTTTGGTCCTCTTACCAGTTCGGCTCGACGACGTCTCAGGCTAACGCTGGCGCGCTGGCTGGCGCTGGCTTGAAGGCGATCACGACGACGCTCAATCAGGCCATCACGGTCGACGATCTGAACTCCAATTACACGCTCGGAGCGACCGAGCGCGCCCATCTGATTAACTGGACAGGCGCGTCTGGAACTCTCAGCCTGACTGCTGCGGCGACGCTTGGAGACGATTGGTTCTGCTACATTCGAAACAGCGGATCCAGCTCCGTCACGATCGATCCTGCGTCTTCTGAACTTATTGACGGCGCCTCGACGCTCGTCCTCGACACTGACCAGTCGGCGATGGTTATCTGCGACGGCACAGCTTTCTACACGGTCGGCCTGAGCAGCGGTGGCACGACGAGCTTTGACTATACGTCGATCAACATCGCCGGCACAGGCAATTACACCCTCGCAGGTTCTGAACTGAACCGCATCGCCTACAACTTTACTGGCACCCTGACCGGCAACAGAAACATCATCGTCCCAACGACTGTTCAGCAGTATTGGGTCACGAATGCCACCAGCGGCGCTTACACCATCACCGTCAAGACCAGCGCAGGCACTGGCATTCTGGTCCCGCAGGGCGAGGCCCTGATCCTTTATTGCGACGGAACTGACGTCGTTGAGGGTCAAACGCAGTCCACAGTCGCCACGCCCATCCCTGTCGCCGACGGCGGCACGGGGGCTACGACTGCATCCGGCGCCCGTGTGAACCTCGGCGGCACGACTGTCGGCATTGGCGTCTTCACTGCCGCAAGCGAAAGCGCGGGCCGTATCGCCCTCGGCGCGACGACTGTTGGCGAAGACTTATTTACTGCTGCGAATGCTGCGGCTGCCCGCACAACGCTTGGCGCGACGACTGTCGGCAATGGCGTTTTTACGGCAGCGACTGCATCTGATGGTCAAGATGCTCTCGGCGGCACGACTGTTGGCAAAGCAGTGTTCACGGCTGTCGACCAAGCCGCCGCCCAGTCCGCGATCGGCGTCTCTAACACCACGACGAAAGCCTTCGCCGTTGCAATGGGCATTGGGATCCTGAGCTAATGGCCATCACGCCGTACATCATCAAGTCACTGCCCGGCATCAAGCGCGATGGAACGCGCTTTGAGAACGGGTTCTATGTCGACGGCCAATGGTGTCGGTTTCAGCGCGGTCTTCCTCGCAAAATGTGGGGCTATCGCAGGCTGACGAATGAGCTTTCCGAAATCTCTCGAGGCCTGAGCGCCTATAACCAAAATGGCCTTCTCTACATCGCCTCTGGTAGCGCGAGCTTCATCGAGCAGTTCTCCGTCAATCCAAACGGCGTCATCACGTCCGTCTCAGACAGGACGCCTTCTGGCTTTGCGACAGACCCTCTGCATCTGTGGACGTTCGACACGAGCTTCGACAGCGTTGGCGTATCGCCTGGCGCTTATATCTTAGCGCATCCGGGCAAGAACCTTGCTGAGATCGACAGCGACGCAACTTCTGATCTTTACTGGGGTCTCGTTAACGACACGACCGCTCTGACGACAAACAGTGCGCCTGCCGTCTCTGGCGGCGTCGTCAGCCTTTATCCTTACGTATTCGTATTCGGCTCAGACGGTTTCGTCGCTTGGTCTGTCCCAAACAACCCGAACGACTGGTCCAGCACCGGCGCTGGCGAGGCATACATAACGTCTCAGAAGGTCGTTGCCGCTCTCCCGCTGCGCGCTGGCCCCGGCAACGCGCCCGCTGGCCTGTTCTGGTCTCTCGACAGCCTTATCCGCTGCACATTCGTCGGCGGCACGCCCATCTTTCAGTTCGACACGATCAGCGCCCAGACGTCGATCTTGTCGAGCCAAGGCGTCATTGAATACGACGGCATCTTCTACTGGTGCGGCGTCGACCGCTTCTTGCAGTTCAACGGCGTCGTGCGCGAAATCCCGAACCAGCTCAATCAAAACTGGTTCTTCGACAATTTGAACTACGCCCAGCGTCAAAAGGTCTTCGCCTACAAGGTGCCGCGGTTCGGCGAAATCTGGTGGTGCTATCCGCGCGGCAATGCGACTGAATGCACGCACGCCGTCATCTACAACATCCGCGAGAATACTTGGTACGACACCGAGCTGCCGAATGATGGTCGATCGGCTGGCAAGTTCGCGACGGTCTATCAGTACCCGATCCTGACCGGCGTGAAGGAAGACAATGGCTCTTACAAGTTATGGCAGCACGAATACGGCGTCGATGAAATTGACGGCACGACCATCAACTCGATCCCGTCATATTTCCAGACCGCCGACATTTCTTTCGTCGCAGATCAGCAGCAGCCCAGAAACAGGGCCCTGCGTTGCGCGATGATTGAGCCTGACTTCGTTCAGGCGAAAGACATGACGGTTCAGATCACGGGCCGCGCCAACGCCCGAGCCCCTGAAGTTACGACCGACGAAGTCGTCATCCGAGATCCTGCCCAGACTGACCAGCCGTACCAGCAGGTGGTCTTCTTCAAAGAGACCCGGCGCGAGATGCGGTTCATCTTTAAGTCCAATCAGGTCGGCGGCGACTACCAGATGGGCCAGTGCATCGCGCACATTGAGGTCAGCGACGGGACGGTGCTTGGATGATTGACCCGCGCGGCCTCACAGTTACTGACTGGACCGACTCCATGGTCTATACTCTGGAGAGGTACGGGACTATCTCAAGGCTGGACGATCCAGCGAATTGGCAAAACTGGGCGCTCGGCGTCGTTGCTTTCTTCGAAGTCGGAAAGCAGAACCCTCCGAACCCCCTCAATTATGAAGACTGGCAGGAGTGGGCCTTCGCCTTCACCCGTGCCGTACAACTGAGTGGCTGACATGACGATCAATTACCCCAGCTACCCGTCCGAATATCGGCCCCTTGCCAATACTGCCGTTGACCAGAATTGGCGTGGCAACCCCATGAGCATGTTCGCCAAGGGTGGCAGGGCCAATACCAAGCCCGTCTGCATCAGGGTTCCTCGTGAGCCGGGCTACGCCAAGGGCGGCCTGCATGACGCGGCCAAGAAGGTGCGGGACGCAGGCGTCGGCGGCGATGAGCTGATCATCCACATCAATCGGAAAGAATACGACGAGCTGGTGAAGCATTGGGGCGAGCCGACGATCAATCCCCACACCGGCATGCCCCAGTTCACACCCTTCTATAAGCAGAAGTGGTTCGCTCCTGTCGCAGCCCTTGCCTCCGCCGCCCTGATGGCGACGGGCGTCGGCGCCCCGATCGGCGCCTCTATCCTCGGCGGTCTGGGCCTTGAGGCTGCGGCAGCAGGCTCCATCCTCGGCGCCTCTGTGCCGTCCATCGTCGGTAATGCCGTCATCGGCGGCGCTACGGGAGCCATCACCGGAGGCGGCCTGAAGGGCGGCCTGACGGGCGCTGCGCTCGGTGGTCTTGGGACGATCGGCGCGGGGGCCTTGGGCTTCACTGGCCCCAGCGTTACGGGTACGGGCGAGGGCGGGTTCTCTGGCTGGTACAACAACCTGATGGGAGGGGCGCCGGCCGCTAGCAATGCTGGCAGCGCGGCCCAGAAGTTCAACTTCAATGCCCTCCCCGGCTATGAAGGTGAGGGTGCTACTCTCTCCAGCATGTCTGGCGCCGCTGATGCGGCTAAGTCTGGCACCGCAGCCGGCGGCATTCTGAGCAGCCTTGGAGGGGCCAAGACCCTGATCCCGGCGGCGCTGTTGGCGTCGAGCGTCATGGGCGGAAGCAGCTCGCCTAAAACAGCTCAAATAGAGCAGGCGTCGACCGACCCGAACATGGATCGCGGCCTCATCGCCATGCCCATCAGCCGCCAGCGGCTGGGCCTTGGCATGAACGACTACTACACCTATGGGTCTAGGGGCGAGAATAAGTATTATTCTGAAAACAAGTTGGCCGAGCAGGAAGAGGAAAAGCCCTCGACCGTGACCGCCGCTCGAGGCGGCTCAATGCCTTCCGGCGGCCCTCTTAGCCAGACGTCTCGCTATGTCGCCGGCCCTGGCACTGGCCGCTCTGACGAGATCGACGCCAAGCTTTCCGATGGCGAATATGTGATGGACGCCGAGACCGTGGCCCTGCTGGGCGATGGATCGTCCAAGGCTGGGGCTAAACGCCTCGACCAGTTCCGTGCTAATATCCGCAAGCAGAAGGGCAAGTCCCTTGCGAAGGGCAAGTTTAGCCCCGACGCGAAGCAGCCTGAACGCTACCTGATGGGTGGGAGAGCTTAATGAGCTTTATGAACTTTCTCACGCAGGGGAAGCCGCAACAGTCTACTTCCTCGACCCTGACGACGTCGCAGGTTCCGCAGTATCTGTCGGACTACCTCTATCGTTTGATGTCTGGCGCCTACAGCGCGGCGCAGGAAGAGTACCAGCCGTACAGCGGTCCCCGAATTGCTCCTTTTACGCAGGATCAGCTCAAGGCCTTTGAAGCGACGCGCGAGGCTGTCGGAGCCTATAAGCCTGCGCTAGGCGCGGCCGAGGAGTCTGCGAGCAAGGCGGCTGGCCTCAGCCCGACCACGGCGGCGCAGCCGTATTTCCAGCAGGCCGCGCAGACTGTGCCGGGCGTGATTGGCGAATACATGAACCCGTATCAGGAGCAGGTTCTCAATCGCATGGGCGACATCGCCCAGCGGCAGCTCCGCGAAAAGATCATGCCTGAGCTGGGAGACCAGTTCATTCGTGCGGGCCAGTTCGGCTCGACCCGTCAGCAGGAACTTGCTGGCCGTGCCGTGCGTGATGTTGGCGAAGGACTGTCGGCGGCCATCGGTGAGCAGCTTTCCAAAGGCTATACGGCCGCCGGCCAGCAGGCTCAGGAAGATCTTCGCCGGCTGGCGTCGATTGGTCAGGCCTCTGGGCAGCTTACGGGGACTGAGATGGGCACGCTCGGCACGCTCGCGGGCGTGCAGGCAGGCCTCGGCCAGAAGGAGCAGGCTCTCGGCCTTCAGGGCGCGGGCGCTCTTGAAACGATCGGCATGACGCAGGAGCAGAGGAACCAGCGCAATCTGGATCTGGCCTATCAAGACTTCCTGCGGCAGACGCAATACCCGAAAGAGCAGATCCGCTTTCTTAATGAAGCGATCCGTGGTCTGCCTTCTGGCGGCACTACGACGGCTGGCCAAACGGTCGGATCCGGCCAGACTTATTCCGCGTCGCCTTTGGCGCAACTTGCGAGCGCCGGTCTCAGCGCCGCCGCGATCGGCAACCTTCTGAAGTAAGGTCGAACCCATGGTTGACCCAGTTAAACAAGTTTGGGATGACGTCGAGAACTACTCTCCCGAGGCAGACATGCCTGCGGTTGGCTCCTACATGATGGAGCAGGTCAATCAGGGCAAAATGCCAGCCATGAATGAGCAGGCGATCTATGCCGCTCTTCAGAAAGAAGCTCAGGCTCAAAAGGCTCGCCAGCAAGGCATCCTTGAGCAAATGGCCAAGCGCGAGCAGGAATACGCTGCGCCGAAGGGAATGTCGCCTTATGAGAAGGCGTCACTGATGTTCCAAGCCGCTGGGGCTCTTGCTGCTCCTACGCGCACCGGCGCGTTCGGCGAAAGCCTTGGCTCTGTTGGCACCGCTATCGCTGGCCCTCTCATGAAGCAGGCTGAGGCTGAGAAGGCCCGGCAGGAAAAGCTCATGCAGCTCCAGATGGCGCGTGAGAAAATGGCCATGGAGATGCCGACGGGCGAAGTCAGCGCGAATGACCTTTTAAAGCTCTATCAGTTGCAGCAGGCGAAGGTTCAGCAGCCGTCTGAATATGAGCGCATGCGCGCTAGGCTTTCTCCCGAAGATCAGGCTCGCGCCGACCGCATCAAGGCTGGCCTCGAAGAAGGTGAGGGAAAAGGCCAAAAGCTCCCCTTTAGCGCCGTTGAGAAGTTCAGCGAGCAGGGCAATGTTCTCAAGACGTATGACGAACTTGGGAACAACTTTAAAAACGACTACGCCGACAAGACGTTTTCGGCTGTTGGAGACGTTCAGAACTGGATTGGCAGCCGGGGCAAGATGGGCTACGGCGATCAGGCGGATTGGTGGTCTGACTACTACAGGCAGCGCAACGTCGCTCGTAACGCTCTCTTTGGCTCTGCGCTGACGAAGACGGAAGCGGCGGCCTTCGAGAAGACCGACATCAATCCTGGCATGAGCCCTGAACAGATCAGGAAGAACCTCGAACGCCAGCGCGAGTTGGCGCGCACTGCTGCATACA